GGGCTTCGTTATGAACACGCTGTGGATCGTTGGCGCGTCGGCCATCATCATCCCGCTGGTCAGTGTGGCGTTTCACGTTATAACCAATCGTGGTTTTTAAGAAAGGATTTTATTATGTTGGAGTTATTAAGCGGTGGCATATTCGGTTCCCTGTTGGGAGGACTTTTCCGCCTGGCACCCGAGGTGCTCAAGTGGGTTGACAAGAAGGACGAGCGCGCGCATGAGCTGAAAATGTTCGAGCAGCAGTGCTCACTGGAGACTTTGCGCGGCCAGCAGAAGATGGCCGAGATCGGTGCCCAGCGCGAAGCGACTATCGACACCGGGATCGTGGACGCGTTCAACAGCGCCGTGGAGCAGCAAACAAAGATGGCCGAGGCCGCAGGTGGCTGGGCAGCCAGTTTGTCCGCCAGCGTGCGTCCTATGGTCACCTACTGGATTCTGCTGCTGTGGAGCTTTGTCCACCTGTGGTTTGCCTGGAACGCCTACATCACCGGATCGCCTCCTGACGCGGTGTTCAAGATGATGATGTCGGCTGACTTTGCCGCCTTGGTCAGCGGCACGCTGAACTACTGGTTCCTGGATCGCACCCTGGCCAAGCGCGGGCTATGAACCTGGACCTGGCCATAGCACTGTGCAAGCAGTTTGAGGGCTTCAAGTCGAAGCCCTACCTCTGCCCGGCAGGCGTTGCCACCATTGGCTACGGCTCGACCTACTACCGGGATGGGCGCAAGGTCGTATTGACCGACACGCCCATGAGTGAGCCCGACGCAGCCGCTCTGCTGCGGTACGAGCTTGAGCACACCTACCTGCCAGGCGCTTTGCGGAACTGCCCAATTTTGGCCACGGATGAGCGTAAGTGCAACGCCATTGTGGATTTTTGCTACAACCTGGGCATTGGCCGACTCCAGACCAGCACGCTGAAGCGCAAGATCAACGCCCAGGATTGGGAAGCGGCGCAGGAGCAACTGATGTTGTGGACCAAGGGCGGGGGCCGGGTTTTGCCCGGCCTGGTGAAGAGGCGAAAAGCCGAGTGCGCGCTATTGGCGTGACAACTCATTTTGACGTAAAATATTTGCGGGGGCAGTGCGCCCGCAGAAAGCCGCTGAGAAGCGGCTTTTCACTTTGTGGAGCAAACCATGGCGACGACCAATCCTTTTGACATTACGAGCCAAGCTACTGGTACGCTCACGCCTGCGCCGAACAACGTCACGTCATTGACTCCCAACTTCGGCACAACAGCAGCTCAGTACACACCCCAGCTCAGCACGGTCGACACAGCCAAAGAAACAACCGCTGGCCAACTCCAAAGCATCATTGCCGAGGACAGCCCGCTCATGCAGCAGGCGCGCGCCCAGGCGAAGCAGGGCATGGCCCAACGCGGTTTGATCAACAGCTCAATGTCCCAAGGTGCCGGTGTGGCAGCCATGCTCGACCGGGCTACACCTATTGCAGCGGCAGACGCGTCCGTCTTTGGCAACCGGGCTTTGACCAATCAAAACGCGGTCAACACCGGCGGGCAATTCAACGCGGCCCAGCAAAACCAGTTTGGTCTCCAGACAGGACAGCAAGGTTTTGCCGCCGCCCAAGCGGCATTGGACCGCGCTCAGCAAACGTCGCTCGCGGACAAGAGCCTTGGCGCTCAAGCTGCTTTGGCCCAGGCCCAGAAAGATTTTGACGCAGCACAAAACGCTCTTGGGCGCGAACAACAAACCAGTCTTCAGATAGGCCAACAGCAATTCACCGCTGGCCAGACAGCAGTCCAGCAAACTTTTGCTTCCGCTCAGTCTGCCCTGGACCGCGCTCAGCAAACGTCGCTCACGGACAAGAGCCTTGGCGCTCAAGCCGCTTTGGCCCAAGCCCAGAAAGATTTTGACGCAGCGCAAAACGCTCTTGGACGCGAACAACAAGCCAGCCTTCAAACCGGTCAGCAACAATTTACCGCTGCCCAAACCGCGCTGGAACGCGACCAACAAGTCACCGTTCTACAAGCCCAGCAAAACTTTGCTTCTGCCCAGGCTCAGTTGGATCGTGCCCAGCAGATTGCCGTTACAGACAAAGGCATTTCGGCCCAAGCCAATTTGCAAAAAGCACAACAGGATTTCACCGGTGCCCAGTCTGCTTTGGAACGGGCTCAGCAAACGTCTTTGCAAACAGGTCAACAGCAATTTGCCGCTGGCCAAAACACAATTCAAAACGATTTTGCTGCACGCCAGGCCGAGCTTGAGCGCTCCGGCAGAACCACGTTGCAAGCTCAGCAGATCGCATCCAGCGAGGCAATGGCCAGGTTGCAAGAGGCTGGTGTTACCAACCGGTTCGACAAAGAGATCGCTCTCAAAAGCAGCCAGTTCAGCGTTGAGCAGAACAACCTGGACAAGCGCCAGCTCATCGACAATTCAGCAAAAATTCAAGCAATCGGTTTGCAGATCGAAGCAAATCGGGACAACATTCCGACCAACTTTGCCGCCACAATTGTCAACACTACGATGGCAGGCGTGGACGCAATCATTGCAGACGGCACCCTAAACGCAGCCGCCAAACAAGCAGCCATTAACAACTTGGTTACTTACGCTAATAGCCAGATTGCTTGGGCGGCTAAATTCTTTGGCACCACAATTCCACCAATTAGCATGCCAGCACTAGCATGATTTACCGCAAAGCCACACCAGCAGACGTGCCAGCGATTGTCGAGATCGCGGTCGTGTCTGTAATGAACGATCCGCTCCCGGTCAAGATTGACAAGGCAGCTATGGCTGCCGCAGCCAAAGTGGCTTTGAACCCGGCCCATTTTCTGTGGGTTGCGGAAGACGAAGACGGAAAGGTCGTGGCCGCGTTTGGAGCTTGCGTGCAAAAGGGATTTTGGTTTGAGCGCATGCAGTGCTCAGTCCTGTTGTACTACACGCTGGTCAAGGGCGCAGGTTTGCAATTGATACGGGAGTTTGCCAAGTGGGTCAAAAGCAGACCAGGTATCAAGATAGCAATCTTTTCGTTGGAACCCGGTGTGGATGAGCGTTTAGTAAGGTTTCTCAAGCGTCTTGGATTTTCGCGTGAAACAAGACAAGTCAGTTACGTTTTAGGAGTTACACATGTCTAAAGAAGTAAGTCAAGTATTTGGCGGCATCGGTGACGCCGTCGGCGGCGTTTTTAAGGGCGTCGGCGCCGCTGTTGACGGCGCTGTTAAAGGCGTCGGCAGTCTTGCCAAGGAGATATACAGCTCTGAGATTGGCAGGGCCATCATCATCGCTGGCGCAATCTACTTTGGAGGTGCGGCCCTGGCAGGGGGATTTGGCACAGCGGGTACGAGTGCAAGTTTTCTATCAGGCATGGGGGCGGGGGTATCAAGCGCCGCAACCAGTCTTTCTAACGCCTGGGCTTTTGCGGCTGCCGGAGAATTTGGTAGCGCGGCAAGCGCGATTGGCGGTTCCTACGGCGCGGCGTATAGCGCGGGCGCGGGACTAGCGCCTGCCGCCGCTGCTGCTCCTGCCGTGCTGCCTGTCACCACCACCGTTGCTGCTCCTGCCGCTGCTGCTCCTGCCGCTGCTGCTCCTGTCGCTGCTAACGCTGGCTCCAGCGCCGCCGCGTCACTTTTAGATTCACAAATAGCCAACTCATACATCGCTAACACCGGTGTTGGTGGTGCTGGTGTTGGTGCTGCTGCTGCTGGTGGCACACCCTTTTTATCAAACCCCCTGGTCCAATACGGCGCGATCCAAGCAGGCACTCAGGTTGTAGGTGGCTATTTGGCCGGTAAGGCCCAAGAAGAGGCTTTAGCAGAACAGCGCAGATACGAAACTGAGCAATTGCAAGCTGCCCGGGATTTGCGCAACGCCAACGTGGGTGCAGACCTGTTTGCGCCTACCGACTACGCCGCTGCCGCTGCTGCCGCCCCAGCACAAGTACAAGCACAAGCACCTGCTGGCTTGGCCCGGCGTTACATGCCCGGGGCTGAGCCGGGCTCGCCTGGCTATGTGCCGAGTTCGCGGTTTGCACAGACATACAACAATTTGCCATCGGCCAATTTTTTAGGTCAATACGTAAATCAGGGGGTAGCATGATCAAAAAAGAAATGAGCGGGAAAGAGAACAACCCTTACTTCGTCCAAGCGATGAAGTACGCGCTCCAAGTTCTTTACGAAAAAGGCGCTGCCAAAGACGTCGCCGAGCAAGTGCGCTCTGGCAAAGACAAGGTTGAAAGCATGGCCAACATTGCTTACGAAATAACCAGCACGGTCGATGAGCGCACTGACGGCAAGGTGCCGCGCGAGATGATCGGCTTGTTGGCCATGGCAATTCTGAAAGAAGTGACCGACATTGCGGGAGCGGCCAAGGTAAACCTGTCGCCAGTCGATGCGGCCAACGCTTTTAAGATGATGCTGCTGCGATACCTTGGTGAGAACGGCGTGGACACTTCTCAACTACAGCAAGCAATGGACCGGGTTGACCCTTCGGTCTTCACTCAAAAGGCTTAATCATGGCTGGACTGATCATGGCCGGAATCGGCCAGGGTATTGCCAATGCGGGCAATGCAATTGGCTCGATAGGCGTGCGCGATTACGAGACGCGCGAAGCCGCGCGCTTGCGACGCGTAGACAGAGAAGAAGATCGCGCGTGGCGTGAAGAGCAGAAAGAAATCGACCGTGACCGGCAAGATGAGCGCGACCGCATGTACCGCCGGACGGCTGAACAACAAGCGGCTGGCGGCAAAGGCGGCGGCATGAAAGGTTTTGCTTCTGAAGACATCGCCCCTGGCGGCAAGCTGGCCGACATGATAGCTGGCCAAATGGGTATGACCGTACCCGAATATGCGCAGTTCTACAACGCGCGCAAAACTGGTGACATGTCGGCCTATGCCACGGAATCAAAAGACATCGGCAAAGTTTTGGATAACGAGTACGGCGAGCAAACGCTTACTGAACGGGTAGTGCCCGAAGGATTCAAAAAAGAATTTGCGGCCAAGTCAAAAATGTTGTCCGACATCCAGCAGTCTTATGTTGCTGGCAGCGAAGCAAAGAACATTGCAGAGGGTCGCCAGATCGGGCTTGTCACCAACGCCATGGCAGACGTGCAAGCAGGAAACCTCACCCCGACAAAAGCAGCTCAAATTTCCGCAATTAGCAAAGGCACCGCGCCGTATGGAGGTGATTCCAACGTGACGCGCAACGTGCTTGAAGGCGATACCACATTGACCGGCGTAGGCACCGCAACGGTTGCCGAAAAAGGCGCGTTGGCGGCGCAAGCTACCGCAGGCGCAGCGGAAAACACCGCTCAAGCTGCGACTCAAACTAAGCTGGGTGCCAAGTACGACAAAGAGATTCTTAAAATTGGCGAAGAGATAAAAGAGATTAAAGAAAAAACGGCAGAGGCTGCCGCAAGGACCGGCAAGATCAAAGCTGAAACTGGCCAGGTTGGGAAAGACGGCGGCAAAGACACCGACAAAACGCAAGAGCGTCTTAGCTCGGTCGTTAACGCAACCAACGCAACCATTAGATCGCTTGAAGAGACAAAGCCCCCTGCGTCGTCTCCTGCCAGAGCCGCCTGGGATACCCAATACGCCGACGCCCTTGCTTTGCGTGCGGAAGCAACCCGTCTGCAAAAAGAAGCCCTGGGCGCGCGGGCTGCGCCACCGCCACCGCCACCCGCTGCTGCCGCTGCTGCCAAAGGCGATGCGCCGAAAAAAGTAACCAAAGCTGAATATGATGCGTTGCCATCCGGTGCTCGATACATCGACCCAACCGGTCAAGTTCGGACAAAAAAATAATGGCCAAAGAATGGTGGGAAGACGACGCCGTTATTGAACCCAAATCGGATAACTGGTGGGCAAAAGATGAGCCCTACTCCGGTCGCAAAGATGTAACCTCGTTCAAGGTATCCACCAGCGACCAGACCGCGCGCGACCAGGAGTCGCTTGGCATCCTGCAACGCGAGCGCGAGAACGCCCAGCGCCTAGCAGCCGATGCGCAAACGGCAGGCAATCAAGCCGACGCCACCCGCTATGCCGGTGACCAAGTTGCCCTTGACCGCGAGATCGCAGCCAGGGCCAAAGCCGCTGGCGTAACGCTGCCTGCCCCGGCTGCTGTCGTAGCCCCGGCTCCTGCGGCTGTCGTAGCCCCGGCTCCTGCGGTTGTCGTAGCCCCGGCTCCTCAAGGCAAAGCGCCGCGCATGACGACCGGTACGGCGGTGGCGGAAACGCAAACCGATAAGTACGTGCCCGTGGTTGCCAGGGGGATCAAAGACACCACCGACAAAACAAAGCAGCCGGGCTTCATGCTGCAACCAGGTTTCATTGCCGAAGTGCGCCAGAGCTTTGCCGCCATCCCGCCTGAGAAGCGCCTTGCCGCTTTGCAAGAAGCAGCCAAGGGAACCGATGTTCGAGCAAAAGCAGCTCAACAGATTCTGCTGGACGTACAAAAGGAAGACGAAAAGATTCGTCTAAACACAGACCAACCCGGTACACGTACCCTGGTCGGCCTACTTGCCAAAGGCAAGAAGGTAGAACCGGCACCGCGCCTGCCTGGCACTGGCACTGCCGCATTGCCTGCACCGGTGGTGTTTCCCGATGTCGCGCCCAAAGTGTTTGATAACTTGGACCCAGCAAACCGCGAGTTAACCGAAGAGGCACGCGTTCAAAGGGCCTTAGACCTTGATGCCGCGCGGCGTGGGCTCAACAGAGCCGACACCAGTATAGAAGCCATAGCGGACCGGGAGCGGGCCGCAAAACGCGATCTGACGGCAGAAGCCCTTGCAAAGACAAACCCAATTGAAAGCACGTTTCGGTCCGGCGGGGCCAGAACTGTTTCTGGTATTGCAAACGCCATTCCAGCCATTGTCGATTTTGCCGCTAGAGTAACCGGCCTAGCTGGCGAAGAAGACGTCCGAGCCCCAACATATGCGTTTGCTGACCGACTGGCCGTAACAGCCAACAGCTTAATGCCTGAAGCGGGCAAACAGCCCATGGATGACGCCTGGAAAAAGGGCGAGTTTGGCCAATGGCTTGGCCTGAACATGATAGCCCAGGCACCCAACATTGCAGCGAATTTTGTGGCCACCGTGTTCCCACCCGCGCGGCCATTTGTTTTGCCAGCGATGGGCGCGCAAACCACTGGACTTGCATACGGAGAAGGCGACAGCTCAACCGGCGCGCTGCTCAAAGGCGGAACAGAAATAGTCGGTGAACGAATCACCTTTGGTGTTTTTGACCGCACCATGGCGTCTTTGTCTAAGCTGCCCCTCAGCTTACAAGCGGCTACCGTTCAATCCGTAGGTAAGGCTTTTGCTGCAACAGGCACAGCTGTTACCGCTCTAGCCGTTGCCGGTGCAATTGAAGAATCAACAACCCAGGTACTTGCCAATGGCGTAGACATATACGTCGAAGGAAAAAACAAAAAGCTACTTGACGGGGTAGCTGAAGCAGCCGTTCTGGGAGCAGCCCTGGAAGGGCCGTTGGTGGTTCCTCAATCAGCGGCTGCATTCAAATCCGGTCAGAGTGAATTTGCCAACGCTCTCCAAGCCGACATTGACTCACGCCAAGTAAACACCGAAGCAACCGATCTGGAAGCTCGCCGCGCTTTGTCTGCAAGCCCCGGCACGTTCGATGCCAACGTGGCCAAGATGGAAAGCGCGGCACGCGCGCAGCAGGACCAGCTCCGCGCTCAGCAAGACCAGGCAGACCTACAGCAAGCCTCTACAGCGGGCGATGCGGCCACGGCTGCGGATAACCTATCCGGCTCACTCGATGAGATGCTGGAGCCCGCCCTGACGGGCGCGGCGGTGTCTCCTGAAGTCCTGCTGCCAGAGCCTGGCCTGATCGACGCGGAGATGACCGCCGCAGCCGACCGAGCTGAGCCTGGCCTGTTTGCCGCTCAGCCGCCAGTCGAGGTCCTCCCAGTCGAGCCTGACCTGACCGGCCTAGAGATGAGTGCCGCAGCCGACCGGGCTGAGCCTGGCATGACCGGCGTCGCGGTGCCTGGCGAAGTTCCGGGCACCGAGCCTTCGTTGTTTGCCCCGCAAGTTCCGGTAGTTGAGCAGCAAGCCCCTGTTGTTACGCCAGTCGTTGAGACGGCTGACATCAACCCCGAGCTGGAACAGAAGATGGGGTTCGACAAGCTGCGCCTGAACGCGCCGCGCCCGCAAACCATCCAGGGCACACCGGTTGCCGACATCAGCGACGACCAGCTTCAAACGATGGCTGGCGACGAGAGCATCGCTCCGATCTCGCGTCGCAGTGCAGCCATTGAGCTGACCGCGCGCCAGGCTGAGCCGGGGGCATTTACCCAACGTGCCGCGCCGCAGGCAACCGGGGCACCGAGTACGGTATCCTACGCAGGTGAAACACTCGACACAAGCAGAACCGCGTTCGGCCTGGGCGACGCCCAAGGGCGGGTGTCTGACGCCCCTGTTACGGGAGCTGGAGCAACTGCCAGAGCCGAGCTTCAAGCCCGCCTGGACCGTGCCGCAGCAATCCACGGCGTGGCAGTCCCGACCCTTACCGCGCCTACTCCAGAAAACGAAGCAGCCGTAAGCGTCGTTGCAGACGCCCTTGGTGGCGTCGGCTTGGTTGACAAGGTCGTGGCCTACTCAGACCCCGACGGGGCCGATGGGTTCGAGCTTGGCGGCGTGGTTGCGGTCAACACCGAATCGCAGAAAGGCATAGCTCACACGTCCTGGCATGAGGGCTTCCATATTGCCGAGCGGATCGCTGCCGCCGATACGGCAGCCGGTCGCGCTGACACACCGGCACAGCAGTACGTTGCTTCCATCCATAGCCTGTTCGGTGAAATGTCGGATGAGGGCAAGCGCGCATACATCAGCAATTTCCTAAACAAGGAAGAGCTGGATTCAATCCAAGACCCGGTCGCGCGCGAAGCCCGCATTACCGAAATGCTGGCCGAGCCGAAGACCCGTTCCGAGATGACGGCTGACTTTATGGGCAACCGCGCAACCGACAAGCGTTGGTTGGCCAGCCTGGCCAAGGTAGACCCCGAAGGATTTAGCGGGTTCGTGACCAAGTGGGTGGGCATTCTGGACGGGATGATTACGCGCTTGAAAGGCGTGACCTCCAGGTCAAAGCTGGAATCGGTCAAGGTTGACAGCTACCTCAAGGATTTGAACCAGGCTAAAATGATTGCGCGTGACGCCCTGGTGGCTTATCGCAAAGGCACGCTTCAGCAGCTTGCACCAACAACCACGCCCCCGGTGATGAGCCTGCGGCAAGGAGAAGAGAATGCACCAACCAATGTCTTTGGACGAAGTGAAAACATACCAGGCGCACCAGCGCCGAGTGGACGAGGCTTTAGTGAAGATGGGGGCGGTCCGACCCCAACCTACGGAACAGCCCGCCAAGGAGCCATCTCCGTTGTCGGCAGACACTACTCAGCGACTCCCCGACAATCGTTAAGTGGAGCCTACTATGGCCAAGGACTTAAAGGCGCAGAACGTGATCGCCTGGACCGTAGCCCTGATCCTCGACTTAAAAACCGCGTCTACTTCTATGTTGACCAGGGCGCAGGTATTCGCCCCGAATCCGGCGTCGGCGGATACGCACACGAAACGCGGCTGGACAACATCTACGATCCACAGACTCGGTCCATAAAACCACAGGCGGATTTCAACGCCTTCGAGTCAGCAGTAATCAACGCCGGTTTTGACGGCTACATTGCGCCATTTGGTAACGGCCAGTCGGCAGTCGTCCTGCTTGGCCAAAAGCACAAAGCCGTTCCGGTCAAGGCCATAGGCCAGCCCCGCGCTGCGGCACCTGTCGAAAGCGCAGCTCCAAGCGTACTCAAGAAGGGGCTCATGTCGAAAGAGCTGAGCCAAATCGCCACGTCCAATATCCCTGGCGCGCGCGTGCGTGCGGGCAGTTTGGAGATTCCAGCAGAGCAACGCGACGCAGCCAACGCAGAGCTGGAGCGGATCGGTAGCGAAGTGCGTTTTGCCAAGAAGGAAAAGGTGACCCCGGCGCGAGTGATGTTTGAGGTTGCGCCAGACCCCAACGACGTTGATCTGAAAGCCCGCTGGGACGCCGTGCCGTTTGAACGCAAGTCAGAGATCAGCCAAAGCGTTGCCAAGCAAATCATGCCCCAGGTGTTTAAGCTGGCCGGGGTACGCGCCAGACTCACCACGCAGCTTGGCGGTTATCTTGAAGACACCAGCCCGTCTTTTGCGGCTATCGTGCCCAGCACGGCGTCAGCTCAACAGCTCATGGAGATGGCGCGCATTGGCGGCTTTGGCTTGACCCAAGACAGCATGATGGTGCTGGATTCCAAACCCTTTGAGGGCTCATCCCCAACCGGCTTGATCACAATCACGTTGCCGGAAAACATGAAAGGCCAAGAAGCAGTTCATTCGGTTTACCAGGCTGCGCGCCAGGTTTCCCCGGAAGACATTACCGGGCACACAACTGTTGGCCGGGAAATGGTTTTGGCTGTGCCGTCTGATAAGATGGCCGACCTCACTTCAAAAATCGTGGGCGTGTTGAACGCGCGCCCCGAGAATTTCAACATTGATTCAGCAAACGGCCACATGGCCTTTGTGCCCAAAGAGGAGTACGACTATGGTAGTGAAACAAGGAAATCAACCCCCGAGTTTTCTGCAAAACGGGCAGAAGCTAATCGCATCCGCGAAGAAGCCAGCGCCGCGCTCGAACGCGAAATCGCAACCTACGAAGGCACCGGCGGGCGCAAAATAGACACAGGCGTTTACCGCAACGTCGCTGACTCTTTTGGATTATCCCAGGCTGAATACGAAGCCAGTGCCCTGCCCCTCATGTTGGGCGGCGTAAAAGACAAAACTTTCCGCGCCCCCAATATTGGCGAAATCCCCGAGATCGTGCAGTGGCTGGATCAGCGCCGGGCCGATACCGGCCTGCCCAAGCTGGACATCAACAAGCCCGAAGACCGCACCACCCTGGCCAAGCTGATGGCGTCCGAAGCAGTGGCCGCAATCCGTAGCGCGGGCAATGCGGTTGAGTGGTACGACGAAACCGTGGCCAAAACCTTGCGCATCATGGCGGTCAAGTATCCAGAGCTGGACACAGACCCGAACGCACGAAACGCTTTCTTAATTGCCGTAGCCATATCGTCTCAAACAATGGACGTTGAGGCCAACCTGAAATACGCTTCCGAGCAATACGAGACTTACCGGGCCTCAGTAAATGCCCAGGGTGTGGGCAAATTCCCAGAGGTTGGCAAAGGCAAGTCAGCCCCGCCAATGGCCAAGAATTTTGCTTTGGCCAATGACGTGTTGGCTGATATGGGGCCGGACTTATTGCTTCGCTTTTTGCAAACCGAGTTCACCAAGCGTGAGCTGGAAACTATTGGCTTTCCTATTGGCGGCGAGTCAATGGACGAAAAGGTGCTTGGCTCTGCCATCTTCGGTCCCAAAATTGGATTTGGTTTCTACAGCAACCTTTCAGGCAACTTTGAACCAATCACCATGGACATGTGGTTCATGCGCACCGTGGGCCGTTTGGCGGGCACTTTGCCAGCATTTGACCCGATCCTGTTTCCCAAGCAAGTGGCCAAGCTGCGCGCGGCCCTGGCCGAGACTGGCGAGGCGGGGCGTGGGGTGTACGCCGATCAGTTTGACCCGGCTCTTGTCAAAGCCGCGATGGAAACAGACGAAGGCGCAATTGCCCTGGCCCGCCGGGTAAGTAGCGTGCACAACCGCCAGTTCATCAAGGAGCGAGACGCGTTTGATTCAGGCACCCGGATTAAGACTTCCCTGGTTGGGGCTTCTGGCGCGATCTTGAAATCGGCTGACAAACCTACGGATTCCCCTTCCAGCGGTGGAGAGCGCCAGCGCCTGCGTGACGTAACTCGGCAGATGGTGGCGATAGTCGAGGAGCAAACAGGCAAGCGGGTGCCACCGGCAGCCTTGCAAGCACTGATCTGGTATCCTGAACAAGAGTTGTATAAAAAGTTGGGCGCTGGCCTTCGCGTGACTAGCCAAGACTACGCGGGTGCGGCAGAATCACTACTCACGAAAGAAGGTTTTGATGGAAAACAATTACGCACAGCAGCCGAATCTGGACCAGGACAAGCACGACAAGTGGCTGGAAAGTCGGTCGCGCGAGCAGATCAGCAGGCTGGCCAGCCGAGCAAGTCAACTGGCGCGTTCCAAGGAGCAGAGCGGGAAACTTTCATCGCCGCCCGCACCCCCCTCGAAACAATCTTCGACGGACTGAACAAACGCGGTCTGGCCAAGACACGCGCAGAAGCTGCGATTGAATTGCGTCCGGACGGCGCGCAAATAAAATACGTCCACGAAAACTTCCTCGACATACTGTCCGAGCTGGATGACTCCGGCCTGGTTAAGATCAACTGCAAATAAGGATTCGCCATGTTGCCCAAAATGATCATCTCCGCCGAATGCAAGAAGATGCTGGATGAAGCAATCCACTCCGAGCTTTACGCGTCCAACCTGTACAAGCACATCGCCAATCAGCTCCAGCGCCTGGGCTACTTCGGCGCGTCGAAGTTCTTCCTCAACGAAAGCGCAGACGAGCTGAAGCACTACCAGCTCCACGTTGAATTCCTGAACGACGTCGGCACCGTGGCCAAGGTGCCCATGATCGAAGCGATGAACGAAACCATCGAGACTTTCAGCGACGCAATCGAGACCGGTTACGAGACCGAGCTGGAGCTGCTCAACAACTACCAGGGGTGGTATCGGGATACAGCAGAAGACCCTATCGTGCAGCAGTTCCTTCTCCAGTTCCTGGAGATTCAGCGCACCAGCGTCGGCGAGTACGGCGACTTGCTGTCACGCATTCAGCTTGTCGATCAAGACAAGGCTGGCATGCTACTGATCGACCAAGAACTAGGCGGTTAAACCATGGTCGATTGCACGTACAAGTTCACCGACGCGGGTGGCAAAGAGCGTGTCATAAAAGGCCAAGCCGCGTTCAAAGCGTACCTTGCTGATGGTGGCCTTCAGCACCTGATGCCCAACGTAGCCTTCAGCTCCAAGCAAAAAGATGCATTCCTAAAGGATAGCGTTATCAAAGATCGGGTGTACCACGGAACACCATACACAGATGAGGCAATAAGTGAATTTGAAGTAAGGGGCGGCGGAGAGTTTGGGCCGGGCATTTACCTGACTACTAGCCCAGAAACAGCAAATCAATTTTCTTCGGGCATAACTGGAAAACAAAAAGGCGTTGTTTATCCGCTCTACGCACAAATAAAAAATCCTTTGCGGGTCAAAGACAAATATGAAATGAACAAAATATTTGACACTTTGGGCACTGGTAAACCGATACACGATACATTGCAAGACCTTGGTTACGACGGAATACACGTTACAAACCCAAACCCCAAAAATTCTGAAGAACAGTATTTTGTTGCGTTCAAACCCAATCAGATCAAGTCAGCCATTGGCAACACCGGCGCGTTTGATGCAACCAACCCGGACATCCGGTTCAGCCGCGTCCAACCATTGACGCCGGAGGAAGTGCTCAAGCCCAAGACCATCGCCGCAGCCAAGGCCGCAATCGCCAAATACAAAAAGGGTGAGCCGCCCGATCCGCTGACAACCAAAGAACGCGCGTATGGTGACAAGCTAATGGAGCCTTTGTTCGAGGCAGCTCACCGGAACAAGGACGCGTTTGACAAAACGCTGGACCGGATTGCTGAAGGCATGAACAGCTATGCCAAAAAGCCAGCAGTCAAAACGCCGTACCGGGCAGTGACCAAACTGGCCATGGAAAACGCATGGGACACGGCTGGCATGAAAGACTTGTTGCGCGGCACCATTGTGGTGGCTACGCCGGAAGACGCGCAGCAAGCGATCAACGAGATCGGCAAGGTCTATGAATTTGATCGGATCAAGAACCGACTGTCGATAGACCTGGCCAACGACAAAGGCGAAACGGTAGAAGGCAAGCCCCTGTCTACTGGATACCAGGACGTGCTGACCAACGTCGTGCTACCCGACGGTACGATTGCCGAGATTCAGATCAGCACGCCAGCCATGCTGGCGGCTAAGAACCTTGGCCATGAGATTTACGCGTTTGAGCGCGAGATGGAAGAAAGCCCAATCAAGACCAAGATGGTCGAGATTCAGAAGCAGATTTACTCCGAAGGGGCAAACTTTGGCCGGGCGGCAAACGCGTCGAACACACGCTTGAATTCAGCCTTGTCGACCGGGTCGGCTTTCTCACGCACGTCAGAAGGGTTGCGCGGGGAGGGTGTCGGTACCCAGGCAGTGGCCGAACGCCAGTCGGGTGAGACGGTGACCGGCACTTCGTTCCAGTCAAAGAACATGGTGTCGGGAGCTAAGGAATCAAAATCGAATTTCATTGGAACCTCCGGCTTAATTATACCTGAAAGCATTGGTGTCAACGTCAACCAGGACGGAGAAAATCAGTACGCTGACAAGATCGTTGACGGAGAAAAGACACTCGAAACCAGGACGTCGGACTCGCTCCGCCCATACGTCGGCAAGCGGGTTGCCATTGTGCGTACCGGGGACGGCCCGGCCAAGGCCATTGGCGCGGTGACGATTGGCAAGCCCATCAAGGTGACGACGCAAAAGCAGTTCGACCAATACCGCGACCAGACCCTGATCCCCAAGGATTCCAAGTTCGATATTGCACCTGGCCAAACTAAGTACCTGTACCCCCTGGAGAACCCGGTTCGGTACTCCGACGAAAGAGACGTTGGCCAGGGGATTGTTGCGCGCAAGGTGATGCTGCCTAGCCGAGCTGGCCAGAAGAACGCAGAAGCCAGCCGGGTGGAAGGCACAAGCGCCGACCGGTTCAAACGCACTGAACAGCTCCAGCAAGCCGTGGCAGACCTGCAAGATGGCAAGATCACGCGGAACGAATACAACCGCATGGTGGACAATTTGCGACCGGTCTACCCATACGCCAAAGTGCCAGCCGTAACGACGCCCAAAGACGCCCGCTATGCCCTGGAAAACGGGCGCGGTCAAAGCGCAGAGAAGGCAGCCAAGTACGGCACCCCGTCCATGACTTTGAAGAAAGGCGACTGGGCTCAGCTTCGCTTGGACATCCCGTCATACCAGGAGCACGACGCCTGGGTGGTCAGCGTTCACACGCCAAAGACAACCAACCGAGAAGTGCAGTCTGCATACGACGCTGGCCCGGTGGTGGGGTATGAGTCGGTGGCCGCTCTCACAGACGTGACCTTTGGCATGAACCAGAAAGCCGCAGCCAAGATCGCTACGGGGTCCGCCAAGGGCACCATTGCCACCATGCTGGGCAAGTGGTCACCCATCAGCAAAGCAGACGCCAAGGCCCGCGCTGATGCCGCTATGAACGATCCGGCCTGGACCCAGGTCGGCATGGACCCATTCCGCCACAGCTACTTCTACGACCGCGACACCATGCGCCCCGTGCTCAGCGCGGACGAAGTGATCCAGGTCGGCCCCCTGGTGCTGGCCAAGAACGTCAAGTTCGGTCTGGACACAGACGTCACCGGCGCGCCTATTGCGTTCAGCCAACGCCAACCAATTGGCAAAGAGACCGAGGGCTGGTTGCTCAGCCGCGATGAGCTGGGTCGCTTCCGCTTCGGTGCAGGTGCCAAGGCTTACCGTGCTGCGGCAAACGTGGCAAGCAACGTGCTCGACTTGGTCGGTCTCAAGCCTGTCAGCCCGGAGCTGTCACGCGCGATGCGCAAGATGCGCATGGAGATCGACAAGGCTCAGAACCTGACAGTCGAAGTGGCCAAGAACATGAAAGACCTGCCGGAGCAGGAGCGCCAGATGGTCAGCGATGTGATCGAGGGCGAGCTGAAGCGCGGTGCCAAGCCGCCCCAGCGTGTGCTGGAGATCGCAGCCTCTATGCAGGACATCATGTCCGAGCAGTCGGCAGAGCTGGTCCGCCTGGGCATGCTTTCGCCCGAGGCCGCTGGCCGGTGGGATGGCAAGTACCTGCCACGCTTCTATGAGCAGAAGCTGGGAGACGAAGCCAAGGCTTGGATGAAGGCTGTCAAGGGATTGCTTGGACGCAAGAAGACCATGCAAGGCATCGGCGGCAGCAGCCTCAAGGCGCGCGGCATGTTCGAGAGCGTGCCCGTTGCAGACCTGGCTGACTGGGAAGCAAACGGATGGGCAGTGCGTGACGATGCTTTCGATCCAGCGGTAGACACCGAGATCACAGTCTGGCGCGACTACACGCGCGCAGAGCGTGACGACATGGGCGAGATTCGTGACTCGATGTTCCGCTTCGTGATGGGCTACAACAAGAGCCAACGCGACATCGCACTGGGCCGCTTGTACGAAAACCTGGCAACCAACTACGCCAGCAGGACCGAGAAAGAAGGCTACGTCCAAGTGCCAGCCACAAACGTGGAAGACACCTTCGCCAAGCGTTACGGCAAGCTGGCAGGTAAGTGGGTGCCTAATGAGATTTTGGACCAACTGGTCGCGTTTGACACGACCATGCAGAACGACCTGACCAAGATTTACTTGAAGGGTCTGTCGATGTGGAAGGAGGGCAAGACCGTCCTCAACCCAGTAGCCCACGCAAACAACATACTGTCGAACTTGACGATGGCCCATTTCGCTGGCGTGTCTTACTGGGACGGCCACAAGTACGTGGGCGCGATTGCAGACCTGGTCAAGGGCAATGCCATGGTGGACGAAGCCAAAGAGGCTGGTCTCTTTGGTGGCACGTTCAACCGGGCCGAGTTGATGGACGCCATGCCCGAGCCGCTGCGCGCGCTGGCGCAGATGTCCGAGAGCAAGGCTAAGAAGTCGGTCGATATGATCTGGAACGCGCTGACTTTGTTTTTGCGCAAACCGCTTGGCAAAGCGTACTCTGCCGAAGACGACTTCTTCCGATACATGGTCTACCGCGACGCGCGCAACAAGGGCCTGGACCCGGACGACGCTGTCGACTACGCGCTGAAGTACATGTTCTCTTACGACGACATGCCCAAGGGCGCGCGCTTCCTGCGCGACATGCCCCTTGGCTTGCCCTTCTTCTCATACACGTACAAGGTCGTACCGGCCCTGGCCAACACGGCACTGGAGCACCCGTTCAGGTACGCCGCGCCAGCGGTTGCGATCTACACGGCCAACGCGATCATGTACTCAATAGCAGCCAGCCTGGGTGGCGGCGAAGACGAAGAGTGGTGGACCGTGATCCAGCGTTACATCACCGACCCGGACTTCCGCCAGCAAGTCAAAGACATGGAAAAGCAAGAGCGCGAGAACTTGCCTCCGTGGATGAAGGGCGCAAGCCTTTCCCTGGGCACCGAGAAGTCGATCCGCCTGGGCATGGATGACCTGACTAATATGCCGGTGTTTCTTGATGTCAGCCGGATGTTCCCCGGCGGCGATCTGTTCGACGCACACAACAACGCGGGTGGTGTTCCATTGCTTGCGCCGATCACGCCCAACAGCCCTGTGCTGACAATCGCGGCTGCGATGTTGTTTAACAAAGACACCTTCCGTGGCCAGGACATTGTGGTGGAGACTGACACCAAGGCAGAGGCCGCACAGAAACGCCTGGCTTGGATATGGAAACAAATGACGCCTGCAATCGCGGTGGGTAACACCCACTTCGAGCGCGCAATGAACGTGATCGCCAACGTCACCGGCAACCCAGTCAAGGTGGGCCTGGCAGAGTACACCGGCATCGGCAAAGACGGCGTGCCAATCACGCCTGGATACGCTGCTTTGCAGACGGTCGGTATCAAGGTCCGGCCAATCGACTTGGATACTTCAGAGAAGATTCAGAAGTCGCAGACGAAGGGCCTGATACGTGAGCTTGACATCCAGATCAAGAAGCTCCAGCGCCTGGAAAACAAAGGCGCGATCAGCTCTGATACTGCCGAAGCAGAAAAAGAGAAACTGCGCGAGAAGAAGCGCAACCTCAGACAAGGTCTGACCTTGGAAGGTGAAGAGAAAGAGTAATTATGTTGTGCTAGATTCCACTCAACTTTGTGGAGTCGCCATGCAACCTAAAGTTTCTCGTGAATC